TATACAGAACACGGGTACGGATATTGTATTCTTGTCTGACGGTGGTGTTCGTAGTCTACAGAGGGTTATTCAGGAAAAGTCCCTACCTATGCGGGATATGTCCAAGAATGTCCGTGATGAACTCATGGTTTCTGTGGCATCAGAGACAGCCGCTAATATCAAGTCTATCTATTATGAAAGAGATGCTTTTTACCTACTGTCTTTACCTACCACTAAGGTAGTCTACTGTTTTGATACCAGAGGTACCCTTCAGGATGGGGCAGCAAGGGTAACGATCTGGGACTCTATGGAACCAAAAGCCTTCTGTGTCAATAATTCTAAGGAACTCTTGGTGGGCAGACCTGGGTACATTGGCAAGTATTACGGGCACTTAGACGACACTGCTACCTATCGTCTTCAGTATTATACAAACTACTTTGACTTCGGCAGTCCGACAGCCTTAAAATTCCTTAAAAAGATAGGATTTGTGGTTATTGGCGGTTCTGGGGATTCTGTAGCTGTCAAGTGGGGCTTTGACTACAAAGAAAGTTATCAAAGTACCACAAAAATACTTGACACAGGCACAGTTTACGAGTATAATATTGGGGAATACAACATAGCCGAATACTCTAATGGTATTGTCTTAGACCAGTTTCAGGTCAATGCCACCGGCAATGGCACAGTGTTACAACTTGCATTAGAAGCAACAATCAATGGTGATCCTCTTTCTATCCAGAAAATCGATGTCTATGTCGCACAAGGGAAAACAGTATGAGTAATTACACAAAAGCAACTAACTTTGCAACCAAAGACGGCCTTACCACTGGTGATCCAGCCAAGGTTGTTAAGGGTACTGAGATTGATACAGAATTTACTGCCATTGCGTCTGCTATATCATCTAAGTCAGATAGCAATAGTCCCACATTTACAGGCACTCCAGCAGCGCCAACAGCCTCAGCAGGCACCAATACTACACAAATTGCTACTACAGCGTTTGTAGCTGCTGCTGTTTCATTGTCTATACCTAGTGGCGGTATTATTATCTGGTCTGGTGCAGCTAATGCTATTCCTTCTGGTTGGTATCTATGTAACGGTTCTAATAGCACACCTGACCTAAGAAACAGATTTGTTATCGGTGCTGGCTCTACATACAGCGTAGCTGCTAATGGTGGTTCTAAAGATGCTATTGTTGTATCGCATACGCATTCGTTAACTGCAACTACTGGTTCTGGTGGATCACACTCTCACTATGTAACAAACGGAGAGTCGTTTGGTAACGATGGAACTTCTAGTGCCGAAGAGACTATAAACTTAGCAGATGGTCTTGGTGGTAATGTGAACCAGTACATCCTAACAACTTCCAACAACACCGCTGATTTTGCAAGGTCCAGCACAATTGCTGACCATACGCACAGTATATCAGGAACTACTGATTCAGCAGGTTCTTCAGGTACTGATGCTAATCTGCCCCCATACTATGCACTTTGCTACATTATGAAAGCATAATGAATAAAGAACAAATAAAAGAATACCTAACTAAGTCTAAAGATACGGAAATACGATTAGACAACTTAGTTGAGAATGAGCATGGTTTTATGTCTTGGACTGAGCATGAGGATGCTCTAGTTGCTCTGCAAGTTTATGGTGATGGACATTATTGGAATATCTATCTCAATGAACTAGCAAAGCAGTTAGGCTACAAGAAAATACTCATGGGCACCAAGCGTAATTACAAAGCATTTGAGAAGAAGTTTGGATTTAAACTAATTGGTTATATTTTAGAAAAAGAGGTAATCTAAATGGGTAGCGCAATAGGTAGCATAGCTGGATCACTCATAGGAGCTAGTGCAACAAGATCGGCTGCTTCAAAACAAGCAGACGCAACTAGGTATGCAGCCGATGCTCAGGAACGTGCTGCTAAATTAGCAGCCGAAGAGGCTCGGTTTAGACCTGTAGGCATCTCTACTAGGTTTGGACAGTCGCAGTTCCAGTATGGTCCTGAAGGTCGTCTTAGTGGCGCTAGTTATACTACATCACCAGAGATACAGGCTCTTCAAGATAGGCTCTCTGCTCTCTACGGAGACAGTCTAGGACTTGCTGAACGTGCTGTAGCGCCTTCTCAGACCTTATTTGGTCTTGGTCAGCAGTATCTTGCACAGTCTCCAGAACAGGCTAGGAATCAGTATCTGCAAGAGCAGTATGCAATGCTTGACCCTATCCGTCAACGAGAAGAGGCAAGATTGGGCGCTTCTGTGTTTGGTCGTGGTCGTGCAGGCCTTAACATTGGCGATGTAGGCCAGCCTGAGTTGGCTGCATTGGCTACAGCAAGACGCACACAAGATCTGCAACTGGCTGCAGGAGCAGAGCAGGCTGCTAGGGACCGTATTACTTATGGCACTGGCTTATTTGGTGAGGCTGGTAGATTACAAACATCAGCACTAGCACCGTTCCAGACTCAGTTTGGTGTATCTCAGTTGCTTGAGCAGGCAGGTCAGCAACCTCTGGACATTGGTGCTCAGTTGGGCGGCAGAACAGCCACGGCAGGAGCACAGGCTGGTCAGTCTCTCCTACAAGGTGGTTTAGCAGCAGCACAGACCAGACTTGGTGGACAGCTACAACAGATTGGTACTAGGAATCTTGTTAGTCAGAACCTAATGAAAGACTTCTTTGGAAGTCTAGGCTTTGGTCAACAACAAGCACCAGCACCGCAATCTACAGCCACCTATAATCCTCCTAGTAACCAAATTAGTTATTACGGTGATTACAGTGGCGATGTTTACCCGAGTTATCTTGAAGACACAAGCGGTGGTTACAGCCCTTACTAAAGGAAATAGAAATGGCAGAGCAAACATTATTTGGTTCTTATAATCCTCAGTTGATACAGCAGGCTATCGAGGCTGAACGTGAGCGTGGATTATTAGAGCAGGCTAAGTTAACCCCACAGCAGATTATTAATCTTGGTGCTGCCAGATCAGGCCAGCAAATGGGTCAGGCCTTGGGTGGTGTTGTCAATACTTTATTTGGACTTCCCTCGGTACAGGACCCAAGGCTACAGCAGGCTCAGTTGGGTCAGCAGGCCTACCAAGAAGCCTTACAAGCCTCAGGTAACGATGCTTCTTCACCAGCATTCTTTAAGCAATTGTCTTCCTCTGCGGCTAGGTTGGGTGTAACTACCTTGGCTCAACAGGCTGCTGTACAGGCCGCTAAGTTAGAGTCTGAGCAGGCTTTAGGAGTGCAAAGGATTGCTTCGGCGCAAGCATCATTGGCTCAAGCAGCTAAAGAAAGGGCACCAGAGGCACCGCTGACCATTGCTGATCGTACTCGTCTAAATGAGTTAGTACAGAAGTTTGGAACTACTGAGGGTGCTAGGAAGTTTAGAGAAGAGCGTGATGAAGCTGCTCGTAAAACGGCTGCTGCCGGCGCTCCTCCTAAAGCATTTGGGGCTGATATAAACCTAAGAGAATCTTTTTTAAAAGAAGTTAAACCTATTGATGAGCCACTAAATGCTCTTGATAAAGCACAGTCTCTTTTAAACGAACAGTCTGGATTAGCGGATTCAATTGCTAAACGCCAGTTTGCTAAGTTTGCCGGTGACAGAGATATTAGTAATAAAGACGTTGCGGCTTTTGGTAACTTTGGACCATTAGGACAGCGTCTTAGTGGTATCTTTAGTCAGTTCTTACAGGGAACATACTCAGACGCACAGCGTGAGGAAGCGATTAGGATTATTACAAACTTAAGAAATCCTTTAGAACAACAAAGGGCTACAATAGAGCAACAGTTTACAGGGGCTGCTACTAGACAAGGAATTACTGGAGATCAAGCTAGTTTTGTTGTTCCAAGCAGGGCAAAAGGTGTTCGTCAAATAACAACACCATCGGAAACAGGCATCTCTAATGCAATAACACTTCCTTCTGGAAATAAAGCAAGGCCCATACAATAAAGGAACAAAAATGGCTGTTGAAAAGATTATAGATGGTCAAAGAGTTGAGTTTCAATCTGAGCCAACGGCAACGGACATTGAAGAATACCGCCGTTTAAGTCAAGGACAAAGAAGTCCTGCCCGTGTCGGTGTTCAGGGTCTTGGTGATTTTTTTCAATATCAGTATCAACAAGCAGCAGAGGGTTTAAAGGACATTGTTCGGTCTGCTTTTACTGTTGGGCCTAGTGCTCAGGAAATTATTGCATACAAAGCAAAAGGGCTTACAGACAAAGAAATTGCTTCCTCATACAAAACCGGGCAAGAGCAATTTGAAGCATTAACACCACCAGGAGTAGAGCAAAGGGTTGTTCCGAGGCGTGATGAGTATTTAACACGGTATCTCGGGGCAGGTACTCGAGGTGTTGCCGCAACTGGCGGTATTGGCGGTCCTGTATCGATGTTTGCAGCAGGCTCTGCTGGTGAGTTAGGCGGGGATATTGCTCAAGCAGTGGGTGCTCCTAGAGTTGCTGGGGAGTTTATAGGCGCTATGTCCCCGATGGCAACGGGCTTACTGGGTGCTAAAAAAGCTGTTGTTCAAGCGGCGGAAAGCAGCCCTACAATTGCAAACAAACTATCAGAACTACAGGTAAAACAAGGTGTAACAGCAATTGCTGAAGAAGTCCCAGACTTAGCAAGAAGGTTGCAAACTGTAGATGAATTAAAAGCAATAAATCCTAACTTTAAACCAACTCTTTCGCAAGTAACCGGGAGTGCGGCTGCTGAGTCTATGATGAAACAGCAGTTTGCTAGAGATCCTAAATTTGCTGGCATGATCGGACAGCAACAGCAAAAAACAGAAGAAGCAGTTAATAGAATTTTGTTAAAGGCTCTACCT